AAGGGAAACATCACCTATCAGGGCGTTAACTCCTACTCGCGCAAATGGCAGCGGCTCAAAACCTACGGCGGAAAGCTGGTGGAAAACGTCACTCAGGCGGCCGCCCGCGACGTTTTGGCCGGAAACATGCCGCTGATCGAGGATGCCGGTTACAGCATTGTGCTGACGGTTCACGATGAGGTGATCACCGAAGCGCCGGACACAGACGATTTTAACGATACGGCGCTTTCCGCGCTGCTCTCCACTAACCCTGAATGGGCGCCCGATATCCCGCTGAACGCGGGCGGCTTCGAGGCGTACCATTATCGTAAGGATTAGCTGATCGCTGTCATTGCTGCTTTGCTAAATATTGCTTATTTTATAGGAAAATAATGATGCAGGATCTCAATGAAATGGCTCTCAAATACCCGCACCCTGTCGAAACTTTTCGTCAATTTTTAGTCGAATCCGGATTTGATGTTACCGGAGAAGAAAACAAAGCCGGTCATGATTGTTATCGTTTAAGTAATGGTGCCATCATAACGCTTTACCACACCGGAACGATTTTGATTCAAGGCTCACAAGCGGCAAAACCAGAGGTTGAAGCCATTATTAATGAACACTTGGGTAACGCGCCAGTTCAACGAGTTCAGCCAGCCATAGTTCAAGAGCCAGCCAAAAAGATTTTCATCGTTCACGGTCACGACCATGCAGCAAAAGAGCAGCTTGAGCTCATTCTTCATAAGCTTGGGTTACCTGATCATTTTATTTTGCAGAATACTGGTGGTACTGGACTTACGATAATTGAAGATCTTGAGCGTGAAATTGGTCAAGGGCAGACAGCGACTCGTTTCGGCATTGTTCTTCTCACTCCCGATGATGTGGGATACTCCAAAAGAGATGGTCAAGAAGCAGCCCTGCCCAGGGCTCGTCAAAACGTAGTTCTAGAAATGGGGATGTTGTTATCATCACTCGGCCGCAGTAACGTGGTCATCTTGCAGAAGCAACACCTTGAACAGCCTTCTGATGCTGCAGGTATTCTTTATCTCAACTTTAATGATCATGTTCGGGAAACTGTACCTCGCTTAATCCAGCGTCTTAAACAGGCCGGTTTCACATTTAATGAAGCTCAAATAGCGAACGCTTCATCTTAATCAATCATTTTCCTAAAAAGTAAAAAGCCCTGCAAATGCAGGGCTTTTTATTTGAGGTAACCCCTATGTCATTTAAATATCGGGACAGTCCACTTTATTACCGGACTGCGCGGGAGGCTTTGCGCCTTGAGCAGTCCGGTGAGTACGACCGTGCGGCGAAGGTCTGGGCCAAAGCAAACCGTGAATCACGTAACGAACTTAATCAGGACTGGAGCGAGCGCCGGGCTGATTTTTGCCTGATGCAGAACATGCGCGAAAAGCGTAAGGCGGTGGATGATGGCATATGAGCGTGAAAGCCTTATCGAAAAGCACCTCATCGCCGAAGTGAAAAAGGCTGGCGGGGTCGCCTTTAAGTTCGTGTCACCCGGTCGCCGCTCGGTACCGGATCGCATTGTCCTGCTACCCGGCGGCCGTCTCGTTTTCGTTGAATGTAAAGCACCCGGCAAACCACCACGCGCCGACCAGCTGCGCGAGCACGAACGGCTGCGTGCGCTGGGATTTACCGTGGTGGTGCTGGATAGCAAAAATCTGGAGGGGATATTGTGCGAAAAGTCCAACGACGCAGTAAATTCCGCCTGATTGGCGGCCCGTACGATGGCGCTATCGTGATGCTCTTCACCGCTGGCACACTGGAGTTTACAGCCAAAGGGCAGACCGGGCGGTATACAGGACATAGCGGCGACAGGCTACACTGGGAGGAAAAACGTGTCAGTTAACTCCCCTTCTAAAATTTTCACGCCTCGCCCTTATCAAGACCTCATCATCAACCACGAAATCGACATCCTGCGCTGCAACATCTGGGCGGGCATGGGTATGGGTAAAACCGTGGCAACGCTCACCACGCTGGAAGATCTCTTCATGGCAGGCGCAGAGACACAGCCCGCGCTGGTCCTCGCGCCGCTGCGCGTGGCTGCCAGCACATGGCCGGATGAAGCGGTTAAATGGGGGCATCTGCGCAATATCGAGGTGCAGCCGATTGTCGGTAACGCCAAAGCGCGCGCGGCAGCGCTGGCAAACAGCAATGCCAGCGTGTTTACCATCAACTACGACAATCTGGTCTGGCTGGTTGAAACGCTGGGCGACCGCTGGCCGTTCGGTACCGTTATTCCTGACGAGAGCACCCGGCTGAAATCCTTCCGGCTGCGCGGGGGCGGTAAGCGCGCGGCGGCGCTGGGCAAAGTGGCACATAAGCACGTCCGGCGCTGGATGAATCTCACCGGTACGCCAGCGCCGAATGGCCTGGTGGATTTGTGGGGGCAAGCGTGGTTTGTGGATCAGGGGCAGCGCCTCGGGCGCACCTACGGCGCGTTTACCTCCCGCTGGTTCAACTCAATACAGTTTCCGGGGCAAAGCTGGACGAAGCTGGAGCCGTTCGCCCATTCGCAGGATGAAATACAGCGAGCGCTGGCTGACGTAACTATCTCCCTGGACGCCGCCGACTGGTTCGACATCAAAGAGCCCATCCATAACGTGATCCGCGTGGACATGCCGCCGAAAGCCCGCCAGCAGTATCGCGAAATGGAAAAGGAAATGTTCCTCGAGTTGAACGGCGAAGGCATCGAAGCGCCGAACGCCGCGGCAAAGACGGTGAAGTGTCTGCAAATCGCCAGCGGCGCGGTGTACACCGACGACGCCGGAAGCTGGTCAGAACTGCACGACGCGAAGCTGCAGGCGCTGGACAGTATTCTCACCGAAGCAGCTGGCGCGCCTGTACTGGTGGCCTACCACTGGAAACACGATCTTGAGCGCCTGCTTAAAGCGTTTCCCCGAGGTCGCCACCTCGACCAGGATCCACAGACCCTTCGCGACTGGAACGCTGGAAAAATACCGGTCCTGTTCGCGCATCCGGCCAGCGCAGGCCACGGCCTGAATATGCAGGACGGCGGCAACATACTGGTGTTTTTCTCGCACTGGTGGGACCTGGAGCAGTACCAGCAAATTATCGAACGCATCGGGCCAACCCGGCAGATTCAGGCCGGACACAACCGCCCGGTGTTCATTCACCACATTATCGCTGCCGACACTATGGATGAAATGGTGATGGAGCGGCGCAACTCGAAACGAACAGTGCAGGACATCCTGCTCGATGCCATGAAAAAGAGAGGTATAGCATGACACCGGTTATCTCTGACACTGACCTGATTAACATTAAAGAGGTCGAGCGCTCTGTGGGCCTGAAAAAATCCAGCATTTATGAGCGCATCAGTAATAACGAGTTTCCGAAGCCTAAGAAGCTCGGGAGCCGAACCTCCCGCTGGGTACGCGGCGAGGTCGAAGAGTGGAAAAAACAGTTTCTTTAAATCAAACGCAGCTGGTCAATATAATCCGCATACCACTGCATCATTTCCCGACGCCCTTCCATATACAGGGCATGGTTATAAACCCCGCGTATATTGTTCTTGTCCACGTGAGCAATCTGGAGTTCAACCCAGTCAGAGTTGAATCCTTTATCGTTCAGGATGGTACTGAATGTATGCCGGAAGCCATGCCCTACTACCCTCCCCTTATACCCCAGCGTGTGGATCATCCTGTTTATTGTGTTCTCGCTCATGACCTTTGACGGGTCATTCCTGCCGGGGAACATATTCACGTATCTGCCTGTCAGACCGTGCAACTCTTTCAGCAAGACGACAAGCTGATCGGAAAGCGGTACCAGGTGCGGGCGGTCCATCTTCATAAATTCGGCAGGTATCTCCCACAGCCGGTTATCGAAATCTACCCATTCCCATTTTGAATGCCGCAGTTCGTAAGTACGCAGCCCTGCCAGCATCATGATCTGCAACCCCAGCCGGGGCAGCGGGCTCCCCTTGTAACTCTCAAGCGCCGCGAGAAAATCAGGCAGTTCTTCCGCCGTCAGGAACGGGAAGGACTCTCCTTTATGCCCGGTCATTGCGCTGTTCAGTTCGCTGACGGGGTTATACTTCGCGCGCCCGGTCGCAACTGCATAGCTGAACACCTCACCGCACCACCGGCGTGTTTTGGCTGCTTTCTCGGTTGCGCCGCGATTCTCAATTTTACGCAGTGCCGTCAGCATCTGAACAGGCTCGATTTCTGCAACGGGCAGCTTGCCCACCGCTGGGAAAATATCTTTATTGAATGCTTCGAGAATGTCAGAGGCATAGCCAGGTGACCAGCGAGGCTTCTTGAATTCGTGCCATTCTGTGGCAATCTCTTTAAACGTGATTGTCTTTGCAGCCGCAGCTGCAACATGGCTTTTGACTTTTACCGGGTCAACACCTGCCGCAACGTTACGCCGGGCCTCATCTCGCTTTTCCCGAGCAGCCGCCAGCGAAACAGCCGGGTACACACCGAGCGCCAGCATCTTTTCTTTACCGGCGAAGGTATAGCGATAACGCCAGTATTTTGCCCCACTGGTTTTCACCAGCAGGATAAGTCCGTTACCGTCTGGCAGCTTGTAGTCTTTCTCCGCAGGCTTTGCCGTCTCGACCTGTCGCGCGTTTAGTTTCATAGGTACCCGCCTCAAACTCAGATACCCGTTTATGTACCCGTATTAAATTTGGATTGCAACGGTAAAAGTTGGATAACGGCGGACAAACAGAACAGCCAACACCGCGAAAAACAAGGAAAAATGGACGATTGGGGATGGTGCTGGATGAAATGATGGTGCCGATAATAGGAGTCGAACCTACGACCTTCGCATTACGAATGCGCTGCTCTACCAACTGAGCTATATCGGCCCTGAGAGGCCGGTTACGAGCGTAACCACGGGGCAAAAGAGTAGATCTAACCGGGTGATGCGTCAATGCCCTTTTGAATCAAACGGCTATTTTTGCATCACCCGCGATTATTTACGCACGAATGGTATCATCACCGAAGCCGATCCACTTGTAGGTGGTCAGTGCTTCCAGCCCCATCGGACCGCGGGCATGCAGCTTCTGAGTGCTCACAGCCACCTCCGCGCCCAGACCAAACTGGCCGCCATCGGTGAAGCGCGTCGAGGCATTCACGTAAACCGCAGACGAATCCACTTCATTCACAAAACGATCGGCATTGCGCAGGGTGCGCGTCAGGATCGCATCAGAATGCTGGGTTCCGTGTTCACGAATGTGCGCAATAGCGTCATCGAGATCCGCAACTACCTTCACGTTCAGATCCAGCGACAAATACTCATCGTCGTACTGCTCCGCGTTAACCGGAACGACCTTTGCCGGACCGTCTTTCAGCAGGGCGAGAGCCTTCTCGTCCGCATGCAGCGTAACGCCACTTTCCGCCATCTGCATGCTCAGCGCTGGCAGGAAGGTACTGGCGATGCCCTGATGCACCAGCAGCGTTTCCACCGTATTACAGGTGCTTGGACGCTGAGTTTTAGCGTTGACGATAATCTTCAGTGCAGGTTCGATCTCCGCGGTGTCATCCACCACGATATGGCATACGCCGATACCGCCGGTAATGACCGGAATGGTGGAATGCTCACGGCACAGCTTGTGCAGGCCCGCGCCGCCGCGTGGGATCAGCATGTCGATGTATTTGTCCATGCGCAGCATCTCGTTGACCAGCGCGCGGTCAGGGCTTTCAATCGCCTGCACGGCAGCCGCCGGTAAGCCGCACTCTTCCAGCGCCTGCTGAATGACGTTTACCGTCGCGGCGTTGGTGCGCCAGGTCTCTTTCCCGCCACGCAGGATAGCGGCGTTACCGGTTTTCAGGCACAGGGAGGCGACATCCACCGTCACGTTTGGACGCGCTTCGTAAATCACACCGATGACGCCGAGTGGCACACGACGACGCTCAAGGCGTAAACCGCTGTCGAGCACCCCACCGTCAATCACCTGCCCTACCGGGTCGGCGAGGTTGCACACCTGACGGACGTCATCGGCGATACCTTTCAGACGCGCCGGGGTCAATGCCAGACGGTCGAGCATCGCTTCGCTCAAGCCGTTGCGACGCGCTTCCAGCAGATCCTGCTCGTTGGCGAGCAAAATTTCCTGCGACTGGGATTCCAGATAATCAGCGATTTTTTCCAGCACGCGGTTTTTCTCGCGGCTGGAAAGGAGCGCCAGTTTATACGAGGCGGCTTTCGCGGCTGCGCCCATTTGTTCCAGCATGTTCTGGCTCCTTAACGAATAATCATGTCGTCGCGATGCACGGCAACCGGGCCATATTCATAGCCCAGGATGGCGTCGATCTGCTGGGAATGGTGGCCAGCAATCCGACGCAGCGCGTCGCTGTTATAACGGCTTACGCCATGAGCGATGTCGCGACCTTCAAGGTTACGGATTCGGATCACTTCACCACGCGAGAAGTTGCCTGTCACGCTTTTAATTCCTTTTGGAAGCAATGAGCTTCCTCTTTCCAGAATAGCGGCGGTCGCGCCTTCATCCACGGTCAATTCACCAGCCGGGGGCGCGCCAAAGATCCAGCGTTTGCGGTTTTCCAGCGGGGACGCCTGGGCGTGGAAGCGTGTGCCCACAGAGATGCCTTCCATCACATCACCTATCACGCCCGGACGGCTGCCCGCGGCAATGATGGTGTCGATACCGGCCCGGCACGCCACGTCCGCGGCCTGGAGCTTGGTGCCCATACCGCCTGTCCCAAGACCAGAAACGCTGTCTCCCGCAATGGCACGCAGCGCATCGTCAATGCCGTGAACGTCTTTGATCAGTTCTGCCTGTGGATTGGAACGCGGGTCAGCGGTAAATAGCCCCTGCTGATCGGTCAGAAGCAGCAGCTTATCGGCCCCTGCCAGGATCGCCGCCAGCGCAGAGAGGTTATCGTTGTCGCCTACTTTGATTTCAGCGGTGGCAACAGCGTCGTTTTCGTTGATGACCGGAACGATATGGTTATCCAGCAGCGCGCGCAGCGTATCGCGGGCGTTCAGGAAACGTTCTCTGTCTTCCATATCCGCACGCGTCAGCAGCATCTGCCCGACGTGAATGCCATAAATGGAGAACAGTTGTTCCCAGAGCTGTATGAGTCGGCTTTGTCCTACGGCGGCCAGCAGCTGTTTGGAGGCGATCGTCGCGGGGAGGTCGGGGTAGCCCAG